ATTACTCTCCAAAGTCAAACAAACTTGTAAATGTGTTGTGTCGCTTAGTATCTTCTAGTGGATAGTTAAGCACACCAATTAAGTTGTCTAGTTTGTTATCAATAATTGTTTCTGCCATTGCTGAATCGTCAAATGGCAGTTCTTTGAACCAATCAGGTATGTGAAGCTCGTCTGTTGGATATGCTACACTTGTATAACCCAGCGGATTCTGTTTTAGTTTACAAACAATAACTTTCATACCGTCAACAATCTCTTGTGAATACTTGTCGCCGTTCATACGCTTTAGTGTATTCCAGTTAATACTTGCTCGTACATGGCCTGGCATATTTGCCTTGCCTTGCTTTTCTTCTAAACGCTGATAGTGACCGACTTTGTTTGCACGTTTAGGCGAACCTTTTTCGTATCCGGGACGTTCATGGAAGTCTTGTCTAAACACAGTGATTCTATCTAATACTTCTTGTTGCGGTTTGTCTGTAAGTACCATAAGTAATAGCTCACTTAGGAACTCTTGCATAAACACAGGTGTATCTGATCTACGCAAGTCTAAGCCCATTGCTTTTACTTTGCCTGCTTTACCATCAACATCTGTTCTAAAGCCTTCAATGTCTGTAACTAGTGCCGCATAACGCTTTTTAGTAATAAACAATCCGCTTTCAGCTACAATTTCTCTAGCCGCCGCAATAACGTCCGACCTACTCTTTGGACAATGAAATGATTTTTGCATCATTTCAGGAAATGTTAAGTTCGCCGCTTCGCAAACTTGATCATAAAGTGTAATAACATTTTCCTTGCTCCAAGGTACTTTTCCAGCTTCAACATCTGCCTTCAAAGCAGGCCATGCACTAAAGTAACAAGAGTCAGTGTCGCCATATATCATTGCTTCACCTGTATGATCATATGTGCCTGTAATAGTTTTGTTAACTTCTGCTGACATATGCTTAACAATAGTGCGTCCTGTTAGTGTTGTACTTTGTCCAATACGTTTATCAAAGAATCTACAACCAGGATTAAGAATCGCACCATACAAACTGTTCAAGTTAATCTTCTTAACTAGCTGTCGTTTGTCCCAGTACTCAATCTCTGCGGCGTTGCCTGCATCTTTTGCTTTTTTAAGCATCTTCTGTAAGTCTTTACGTTCGCTATACCAACGCTTTAGAATGCCTGGAATAACACCTTCAAACTCTGTTGTAAAGATAGTACCGTTAGCACTAAGCATCCAAGGATTATTACTATCAAATATAAGTCGATGAACTTCTGCACCGCTCATTACTACAGTCTCTCCGTTTTCAAAGTCTACATTAAGAGAAATGTCACGTTTTTGTTCCATAACAGCATCGTATTCTTCTGTAGCAAAACGTCCTTCCCAACTACCTGCAAAGCTCTTTTTCTTTAGCCCCATATCTTCATGTACACGGGCATCGCTCATGTCTGGACGTATCTGTCCTATAACAGTTTCAGGCGCCATATTCAATGCACGAATAACACTAGGATATAGTGAATTTAAATCCATTGAACCTATCCATTTGTGTAAGCCCTTTTTAGGAAATGCAACATACGCACCAGCCGCCTGCGTGTTTTCATCATCACGTTTCTGCCTATTAGGAACTTGTAAACCTCTGTGATGTGCTTCGTTAACAATAGCCTGTTCTGTAACAGCAACAGCACCCATTGTAGTTTGTAGCATAACAGTATTAGCGTGTGCTAGTTCGTTACTTAGATCAATAAAACGTAATTTTTTATCTAGTTTGTCAAGTAGTGCAGTATCTTGAATATTATATTCAATAAACTTTCTAAAGTCGTTGTTGTAAAGTGCGTCAAGTGTTCCTTCATACGGAACTTTGTTCTCACCTACTTCGATCTCTCCAATAGCATCAAGTCTATAGCTGTGTCTTTCTTCATACGTATACTTACGATACAAGTTTAAACTGTCTAAATGTACACGACCTACTAGATCAAATGTTTCACTTTCTTTACCAAACTTTTCATACATACGTTTTTTCGGAAGTTGCCCCCATAAACAAAATCTACGTGTGTCATCTTTGCTTAGTACACGGCTAGTTCTGTTTACTGTGTACGGAATATCATATCCTTCACTATTCCAACCACTTAATACATCAGCATCTTCAATTAGTGTTAAGAAAGTATCAATCATTTCACTTTCTTTTTCATATAGAATTACATTGTCAATACCTTCAAGTGTCTTGTGTGCTTCTTCCATAGTAAGTGTCTTGGGAGGTACTGCTAAACATACCATTGTTTCCATCCATTGCAAATATACACTTATACTTGTAATAGGCATGAACGGATCACTAGGATCAGCAAAGCCACGCTCTGGATCAAAGTCTGTTTCAATATCGAAAAATGCAATGTTTAGTTTAGGTGCATCTTGATTAAGATAGTTTTCACTTAAACATTGGAATATAGGATTAATGTCGCTTTCAAATAGTTGCTTATCTCTATTAATAGCAACTTCTTTACGAAAGTCTTTTGTGTTTTTACATACAATACGACTTAGAGGATCTCCGTACACACTTTTGTACTTGCCTCTTTGATCTTTGTAATAGAATGTATATTTTACAGGATATTCACGGAAAGATCTCTTTCCGTCTTTGCGTTCAACTACCTTGATCTGATCATGGTCGCGGTCAAACAGTGCGTCTACGTAACTCATTTTGCTCCTTCGTTGCTTATGGCCAACGTGCCTTCTACATGCCGATTATACAGCGTATTGTTATTATTATAACATGTTTATTTAACTGCGTCAACAATTATATTGCACAGTTTCTGGTTGCCTTTTTTACTATAGTGGTTTTCTTTGCCTTTGTTCTCTTTCCAAAATTCACTAAAATCAATATGTTTATCTTCAACAATAAATAATTTTGCAATATCTATATGTGACATGCTAATGTAATTTTTTGTTGCTAATATATTATTAATTTCTTTCCGTAATAGATGGTATATATCGCAATGATATTGGTCATCGTAATGATATTTAAAATAGCCTTTTGCGGCTGATAGACTACGGTTAAAGAAACTTGTTCGATCAATATCGTTATACAATAAATCACAATCTTTATGTAAACCATGTTTATGTAAAGGATGACTTGGTGTATGTACTCTACTAGGACTTGTATGACTTACGATAATACAATCGTAATCATCTATGTTTTCTTGTTTTAGTTGCTTTAATATTTTATACTCACTAACACCGGCCTGAGCAACGTTAGTCACATCAAATTCTTTTGCAAGTAATTTAACCCAACCATTGTTGCCTGGCCATTGTGCCGCAAAGCTATCTCCAGCAACTAGTATTCTCATAAAAACAGTTGTACTAATGCGTATGCATTCATTAATGTAAACCAACTACATAGTATAACCACAAATGCCGCATTTCGAATTACTCCACTAACAATACCAAGCAAACTACCAATTAGATACATTGGTACAAATATTTTTGTAGCAGGATCTAATATAGTAAAGCTGAGTATTGCACTTGCACTAATTAAAAATATTGCTTCAATCATTTCGCAATAGAATGCCAGTGGACTACTTTGATGACTATCTTTAAAAAAAACTATTACTTTATTCACTTATCACGCCCAACTGTAGTAACAAGAGTTTCAAGATCATCAAACTCGTCGTATACACGAGCCCAGTCACCTTTTTGTGCAATCTTAATTGCTTTATTAATTAAACTTGGTTTAATATCTAGTTCTTCGGCTACTGCTTTTACAGTATCCTTTAATCCAGCCTGTAAGTCTTCTACTTCTTGTAGTACTGTCACGCCTTCATTTACAAGACGTTCTAGCTTCGCCTTTTCTTCGCCACCATAGGTACGTTCACTCATTTCACTCTCCGTTAAAGTATAACAGTTTATATTATACTGTATATTTAGGTGATTGTCAAGTGTTTTATTTTATTTTTGGGTTGCTTGTTTAAGTCTTTTGGTTAAGGTATCTTTATAAGATTCTCCCATGTTAGCATGTTTTGCCGCCATGTGTTTCTTATACTTTTTAGTACCTTTTTTATGAGGACTTTTGCCTTCTGGAATACTGTCATCGTTGCAATTACAGTGTTTACAGTCTGGAGCACATTTACAGTCTTCTCTTTTAACATCAGACCCACAGCATTTATCTGAGCAGTGTGTGTCTTTTTGAGATTCGTCTAATGATTCATTAGTTTTATCGATGTAATTAGGGTTGCCTGCTTTCATGTTCTGGTATGCTTTAGTGTTGCCGTCTTTATCAACTTTACGGACTACCATTTTATCTTTATCAGCTACAGGTTTTTTGTCTTTACCCTCCGCCATTGGGCTTTCTTCGTAGTCTAAATGATGATACACACTTCCAATCATGTCTGCGGATTTAGTAATTTTAGATTGTACCCAGCCTTCTAAGCCTTCTGCTTCACTTACACGTTTTAGCATATCGTGTAGCTTAACTGCATACTTTGCTAATTTGTATAGCTCAGCACGAGCCATTTGTACTTCATGGTCACGCTCTGCAATATCTGCTAATTCGCCCAAGCCTTCCATAATATCTTTTTTCTTCATCATTAAACTCCGTTACAAAGTATTTATCTTTTTATTGTTTTGCCGCCCATGACATTATTTTTCATATCTAGTGCATTTACTGCGGTACCATCTGCATTAAGTTTTTGTGGTGCCTTAGGTGCGCCATACCTACCTGTTTTAGTAATTTTACGTTTACCGCCAACTACACTTGATATACTAGCCATCATACTAGCACTAGTAGCGCCTGCTGTTGCTTCTTCTTTTATAAATTCATTTGCTCTCATTATCGCTATCCTTACATTTACATACACCGCAAACGTCATTAACGCAGTGTTTACAATTTACATCTCTACAGTGGCAGTCATGACCACAAGATTTGCACTTGTTTACATGTTTTTCCAGTTTACTTCCTTACATAATTATTTGTAACCTTAAACAATCCTGTCTTTTCGTACTGTATATACTTATCATCTTTAACAACTATTTTGGTGCTTTCGGTAAAAGAATGTGGACACATTAAAGTAACCCAAAGCCCACTATCGTACACACACGGTTGGGTATATTCGTTATTAAGTATACTCATAATGATTTCCTTTTTTCTCTAATAGCTTCCTGTAAATCTAATATTTGTTCATTTTCAATTAGCCTAATAATTGCTTCATTAACACCAATTTCGTGTTGTATCATACCAAGTTTTTTCATTAACTTTTCTAATTCTTTAGTATAAAAATCAAGTTCTTTTTTCTTCCTAGCTCTTTGATCATATATGTCATTAAGATCAATTATAAGTTTGCTTTTACTATTATGCCCAATAACACTGGTCATTTAAGTAACTCTCCTGCATCATACATACGTTTTAAATCTGCGTTTGTTAAGTCTGTATGAAAACTGCAACCTAATATAAATCTATCTTGTGCCGTTTGATTTGTAACACCATGTGGTATACGTGTATCAAAGCAAATAGGGACAGTATAACTAATTTGTTCTTCTATTTCACTATGTGGATAAAATCTACTTTCTGGAACATTATCAAAGTCTTGTGCTGGTGAAATAACTGTAACTGGTTCAGTCCATTCATAATGATCTAATGAACTATTTGCAAAGTCACCTTCAATTGGTATGTTAAGTGTACAACCGCTTTCGTAATCAGTATGCGGCCCAATGATATTATTTGCCTTAACTCTATTGTAGTTTACTCGTACAATAATATCTCCGGCATTTTGAAAAGTGTTATCTAAATAATCTAATGTTTCGTCATCGGGCAATCCGACAAAAAACTTAAAACGCCCAGTTCCAAAATGTCCCCAGGTGTTACATTGTTCATGTACTTTTTTACTGAATAGCTGTTTGTCTATTTCAAGGTCAGGTAATAAAAAGTGTTCAAGCATTGGTACTCCTTTGCTATATTTACTATTTTTTCTTGCGTCCTGATTTCATATTGGCACACCAGTGATACATTTTTGCTTTTTCACCTGACGCAGTTTTTGCTTGTTTGCGTAGTTTAGTTACACTACCATTACAACTAGCACCTGACTTCTTTACCCTACCAGGCTTGCTTTTGCCTTTTTTCTTACCGTCAGCAAAGTTTTCAGTTTTAACAGGTTCTTTATCTTTAGTAAATGCTTGTTTACGTTTTGTATATTTACTAGGTTTTGATGGTTCTTTTAAGTTTGGTTGTTTTTTATCTTTAACTAATTCTTCGTCTACTTGTGTATCGTCACCAGGCTTATCAGCATCTTGTGTGTTGTATCCTGCTTTTTTAAGACCTTTCTTAAGATGTTCTTTTTCTTTCTTACCACCAAACGGAATAATCATTACATCAGGTTCGTCTCTGTTATCTGTCTTTTTAGCATTTGACAAATTAGAAATACTTTTGCCTACACGTATAGAGTCATATGCTGTATCTGCTTTTGTTAAAAAAGTGTCTTTTGGATTTGGGATCGCCTCACCTTCGTTAGCTGTTACTTTTTGTTTAATTGCTTTTGCTGTACGCTCAAATTTATGATCTTTGTGTTTAAATCCAATACCACCTGCGGCTTCCCAAGCACTAATATTAACACCGTAGTCATCAATTAGTATATTAGGTGTTCCGTCTTTGTTGGTAGCATATTTTGGTTTATCATGTGTAATTATTACATCGGTAGGCATAAATTTAGATAAGTGCTTTTGTATCCATACACGCTTATGTGGTTCACTGTTAGGATCGCCTGGTAAAGGACTACTTAGTATATTATATTCACCTTTTACTTGCTTAATAACACTTAGTAATGCCATAGCATTTTTAGTTAAAGGTAAGTTAAGCCAAAAGTCATCTGTGTCTTTTATTTTTTGTAATGCCGGCCCTATATCTTTAATGTCTCTATAGCTATCTTTACCCATTAAATCGGCCCATGCTGTAAAGAAGTCTGCAAGTACGCCGTCCATATCAACATATATTTTTGTTGTTTTACTTATTTCACCCATATTTTCCTTTAGGTTGTGTAATAAGTATAACACACTTTCATTGATGTTGTCAATCTTTGATTCAGCCAAACCCAAGTTAAATAGTACATTAGTACTTTTACCTTTTACTTTAGTAGAAAGAGTTGGCGGACGTCCATCTTTATCAACAGTATTTCCTAACTTTTTAGCTTCGATTGGTACTTGATTAACACCTACATCAACAGTAGTATTAACGCCTTTTACAATACGGCCTTCTTCTTCTATTTTTCTGAGATAATGCTTAAAGCTACCTTTTTTAGGAATAAAATTTTCAATATCTTTTATACTTCTAAACTTCATTTTTTACGGCCCCTAAATGTAACACCTTGCATCTTAGGTTGACTAAACCATAATTCAAACCATTCTTTATCGCCTGGCCTAATATTCTTTTCACGCTCTTTTTTCTTATTAGCATTAGCCGCATCGCTAATATTTTCTAAAGAATATTCAGTGTAACCATTGTACTCGTTTATTCCAGCAAGTTTTTGTAATTCAGCAATATCCATAATTACGTTGCTCGTCTTATTTCATGTTTTATATCTAATCGTTTGAATAAGGTACTAGTAGTTTGTACACTAGTTAATGCTTGTTTCATTTCATTTTGGTATTCGTCATATTCCTCAAACTTATTGATAAACTTCTTTGCCGCATCTGGTCTGATAAAAAGTAATTTACCACTCCACGCGGCTCCTTTTCTATAAAAACTTAAAAAATGTTCCTTGCCATCAACTCTATCTGCAATCCAATCAAGTACTTTCATTTTGTTTGGATCTTGTTCTTTAACGCTACCGTTATTAGATTGTTTATTTTTAAATAAATTTAATTCTTCTAAACTTTCTTCGTTATGTTGTTTTATTAATTTTAACGCTTGTTTGCTTTCTTCAGATAAATCTAAATCGTCAATAACAGAACCGTAGGATTCTTTCGTATCAGCTATAAGGTCTTCCATTTCTTTTTCAAATGCCTGTATTTCTGAAGTATCCGGTTCAAATTCTGCAAGTCGTTTTTTCATTTCTTTTTCGTCTAAGCCTTCACGCTCCATATCTATAAGTTGCATATATAACTTTCTGCCACCATAAAGAGCTACAGCAAGTGCTACTGCTGGTAAGCCGTATCTGCCTAAGGCTTGTGTGATAGGATGGTCTAAGAATCTTTTAGCCCATGCTATAGCATCGCCGATCCAATCAATAGTTTTCCAAGCCGCTGTAAAAAATGCAATCGACCATTTATTTTTATAAATCCATTTAGCAATCTTAAACGCATATTTTCCGTATTTAAGAGCACCTATAATTGGTCCTACATATTCTGTAATACTTTCGTCTTGGTTTACGCCCATGTTCTTTCTTATAGTATCGTACATATCTTGTGCAATACTAGGATTAGCTACCCCACTCTTAAAGCCAGGTTGCTTTTTACCAGTTTCGTCTTCATAATCTTCAAAGTTTCCTTCTAGTGCTGAAGATCTCATTTTACTAGCACTCATACCTTCTGCTCCATCAGCATCGGGATCACGTTCACCTGCATTTTCAATTTTAATACTTTGGAATGTATAGTCTTTACCGTTATAATCGTTTAGTAGTTTTTCAAATTGTGCAATTCTATCAGATCCTGCAACGTAGATTACGTCAGTATAACCTAAACTTTCAATTTTTTGCATTGCTTGTATAATAGTTTTAACACCTTCGTTACCTACAATTACGTGTGAGCCAAAACTAGCTTTTGCAAAACGAACTTTTTCATCAAAACTCAGTGGGTTCTTTTTAGCGTCTTGGGTATGACTTAAGAAAACATAATGATCTCCTGGCATACCTTCCATCTTATCTACAAGCTTCTTATGCCCTATGGTAGGAGGATTCATACGACCAAACGCAATTACTGCTGTTTTTCCGTTTGCTTCGTATAATTCTCTAAGTATCATTTTTTATAAGTGCCTTTTCGAATCTCACCCATTTCTTCTTGCCAGATTTTCTTAGCAACTGCTTTTCTTTCTTCAGAAGTAAATATTTCGCCTGGAGTTTTAGCAAGTTTAAACCTTGTTACATATACCTTAATTCCTTGATCTACAACTGGATAAAGGTCTGCTTGAGCGTCAAACTTTCCTTGTTGTTCATAGCATTCTGCCATGCCACTTATCATAGGAAAATAAACCTTACGATAAAATTGTGGATCATTACGCATGAATATACATAAGTCGTTAACTACATCAAAGTCAGGTTTAAATGCATCTCTAGTATCAGTACTGAACTCATCTATACGCATATTACCACTTCCTACATGACCAGTAACGTGCTTTTGTACGCGGCCCTGGATTATCACAGTTATGTCTTGCTCTAAAGCTCTTACGTCTTTTTGGATTATTTTTCTTGATGCTCATTGCTTTACCTTTAACACTTGAGCCACCGTGTCCAAAGTTTACTTTCTTTACGTTGCCTGTTTTAGGATCTTTTACATATACCTTAAACTTCTTAACGTCACCTTGCATAGGCTTACCAAGTTTTACTTTACGTCCTTGATACTCTGCTTCGTCCATCGGATCATCGTCTAAGTTATAATGCATCATACCGTACTGCTGATAAAATTCATCGTCATCTTCATACGTTTCTTCAGCAATATCATCTTCGTTACCTAAAGACACTTCGATATCAAAGTCGTCATATCCTTCAGAAAACATATACTTACTAAGACGATCAGCATATTCATCTGCTTCTTCGTTAGTTAGTTCTCTATCTAAAGGTATTTGATATATTGTTACATCTTGTGCTGTTTCTAATACGACAGAATTAGGAAATACAGACTCGTCTAGTTGTTCTGTTACTTCTTGTTTATCCATCACTATATTAATAAAGTGTTCCATTTTACTTTCCTAATGATTTAATCGAATACTGGTTACCGATCCGTTTGTGTATGTTATTTTTGCTCTAACCCAAACATAGTTACCTGTGAAATTTTGTATCTTTGCACCTGTAAAACTAGATTCTGTAGTAGTCAACACATCAAACCAGTCAGCTTCTACTGGTGATTTTGCTAATGTACCTTGTATTACAGTTGTTCCAATATAACTCGAATAGTCATATTGAACTGTATGAATACCGTCGCTTCGACCGTAGAATCCATCACCTTTAAATGCGGTTCCAGTAACAGTTACACTAGTACTGTCTGCTGGGTGTGTTTGTGTTGTTAAAATAGTTTCACTGTATGCCATATAAC